TCTTTTGGTCAGCAGTATATGCAGGGTCAATAACGAAATTAACTATACCTTCAACTTTAAACCTATCTATCTTAAACCAATCCTTATGTATCATACCACTATCTAAGGGAGTAGGTGTTTGTTGTAGTTGCCCTGCATAGCCATAACTACCTAATGCACTCCTATAATCATCTAGTATCTTTTGACTAAACCTATCTTTCCAAAATAACTGAGTACCTTTCTCGTAAAACTTCTCTAAATAGGGAGGTTTGATGTTACCATCTCCACTTTTAGCAGGAATACAGATATGTTTATACTTTAATCTTGTTTCTTTACCTAAAAGAAATCCTGTCAAGTCATCTTCGTGTACTCTTTGCATAATTATAATCCTAACTCCAATATCAGGTTGATTAAGCCTAGAATAGAATGTAGTCCTATACCATTCGTTAGCGTTCTCTCTTTCTGTTGCTGAATTAGCCATTTGTGGTGAAAGAGGGTCATCTACAATAAGAAAGTCTGCTCCTTGTCCAGTAACAGTACCACCTACTGATGTTGCTCTACGCATACCTACAAAATTGTTCTCGTATCTCTCTTTTAAGTTTTGGTCTTTCTTAATATGGAATACATCTCCCCATCTTCTCTTAAACCAATCACTAAATATAATATCTCTACTCTTAGTTGCAAGTTCAATAGATAGAGTTGCAGAGTATGATGATGTAATGAATCTTAGTTTAGGCGACCTTATCCAACACCAAACTGGAAACATAACAGTTACTATCAAAGACTTTGTACTACGGAAGGGTACATTAATGATAATATCTTTAGTTTTAGGTTGCTGAGCTATAACTCTCTCACATTCTTCCTGAAGTAAGTCGCATATATACTTATGATGCCAATTAGTAGAGAGTGGTACAGCAGGTTCTACAACTATCCAAGCTGCTTTAAAGAACTCATAGAAACTCATCTCACATAGCTTCTTTTCTAGTGCAAACTTCAGTAATGCTTTTTTACTCATTTTATGTTTTTAAATATATGCGCTATAACATCTACAGTCCATCCATTCCCTATCATTTCAAGTCTTTTATTTATACTAACACCTTTAGTGTAATCATCAGGTACATTCTGACATCTCTCAGCCTCAATAGGATGTATCTTTCTATAAATATCATTATCATAATCTAATAGAATATTTAATTTACTAGATGGATTAGCTTTAGGTAGCGTACACATTTTCTTTTCCTTGTAATACGCCCTATCCTGCTGACTCCAATATTTTTTACCACTAATATCCCATTTTATATAATTTTTAGTTATTTTTTTTGTGCTAGTAATTCTTTCATCAGTAAACACTTTATAAGTGTCATCATAAATTATATCCCCTAATAAAATTCCTTTATCTTTTGGTTGTTGTATGTTTTTTATATTTGTCCAATACATCCTCCTTCTGTTTTGTGCAGAAACTAAATTTGAATTTATCTCTATTGGCTCAACTCCAAGTTCATTACTTATAATGTCTGCCCATTCTTTTTTCATAACTACATTTTCAAGTAGAAAGAAAGTTGGCTTACATTCTTTCAGTAATCTAACATATTCCCAAAACAAACCACTACTATCTCCATCTAACCCATTCCCATTAGTTTTAGCCTTACTTAAATCTTGGCAAGGACTACCACCTATAAGTAAATCTATTTTAGGTAAATCAATTCCCTTAATATCTATAACACTACCTATATGTTTAGTGTTAGGATAGTTCTTTTTAGTTATTTGCATTGCATACTTGTCAATCTCACTAGCAAAGTAACTATCTACTTTAATTCCAACTCGTTCTAGTGCTATCTGACCACAAGACATTCCATCAAACAAACTTAATACATTCATAATTTTATTGTTTTAGTTATTAAAGCACAAACATACACAAACTATTTGATATACTACTCATCTAATTCGGTATATTCAACATCATCTGCATCTTCTAGTCCTCTAATTTGATTTTTAATATCATCAAGTGTTGCTCCTTCAGTTAAGTTAATCTCAATCTTAGTTTCTGAATCTCTCTTAATCTCTGTTGATGATAGTTTAGGCATAGCATAGTTCATTAGTTTAGCTATTGCATCTATATAGGCTCGTGGGTCTTCATCAAATAGTATATCTAATGCCATCTTAATCTTTACAGGTTGTCCTTCTAATGCGTAAGCTAAAGACTTCCTAGTCATCTTAGCTATCCTTTTAGTATCATTATTCTTAGGTAGTAGAGATTTAGGTGTTTTCTGATATGACTCAACTATGTTGTTAGGTTTCTTGTTACTTACCTTCTTCATAGCCTCCTCTCCTCTCTTTCTATTTATTGGTTCTTCTGACATATTATTCGTTTAGAGTGCCAATATACAACAATGTGCTAAAGTATTTTCATAATAAACATATAAAATTGAACTTTGTAAGATTATTTGTGTATGTTTGCAGTCTAATAACTTAAATAATACAACTATGAATGAAGAAACATTGCTAGACCAACTAAACGATTTATGTGAGAATATACTATGCCCTATGGATTTAATGGATAGCATAAGTGATTACACTAATGAAAAGATAGTTGAGGAATTAAAGAAGTTAAAAATAGAAAATCTTGGAATGTATAATGGAGTTGAAGATGTTAATGTACATAAAAGAATAAAAGAATTAGAGAGATGAAAACAGAACAAGAATATAAGATAGAGAGATTAGAAGAGGAAGTAGATTTCTTGCAATCTATGATTACAGATTACCAATCCATAGTAAGAAGCAAAGAGCAATCAACCACTACTCTATGTTTAGGTTGTTTAGATACTATAACCTCTGATTTTATACCTGCACTACCACAACAAATAGAAGTTAAAACAAAACAAGATTGTAATAGCTGTGATAGGAAAGTAGTAGATTGGTTGCATTGCGATAGATGTCGTAACTACTAAATAAACCTTTTTGTAAACATAATATAAGAAGTAGTGTGTTAGTTAAATAAGTTTGTTATCTTTACATCCTAATTAATTTTCATTTCAATTTGGGTAACATCTCTACTCGAGTTAAGATAAGCCAAGACTCCAATCTTGGTTTTTCTTTTATATGTAAGTAAATATAGTATAGGTGAAAATGACAATATAAGATGTAAATGCATATAATTTGTCTTGTTTATTCAGCACTTTACAAGACAATCACATTATAATGTTAATTAGATACAACAAAGTAAACTTATAAAGTTGAACTTCTCTAATTTTATTGTACCTATTGCCAGTGTATTTAACTATTTCAATAACTATATACAGTTAATATCACTTATATTCATACTATCTTTACACATTATACTAAATTGTATAGAAACTATGAAACTATTTAACTTTAAAACTATATCTTCGTGCCTCTTATTAGAGCATTATAATATCTAATCATATCAGCCTCTATAATTCAGCACTCACTTGTACTTCTTAACATCTATTCAAATGAATACTTATCTATCTTAGTTTTATAAAATAGAACTTTAAACTTGGGTGTGTGTGTGTGTGTGTCCAAAGGATTAGTATGTAAGCGGTTTACGGTAATCAATTAACCATTTTAATCAACAATATCAACCTTATTACCTTGCTTAATTACATCAAATCAATAGCTTTTCAGTCATTACTTAGTCATTAGAGTTTTAAACTTAGTTTTGTGAACTGGTTTGTGTGTGTGGGTGTATGTAAAGGAAAAAAATCTATTTATATAACCTATTCAATCTCAATTTAATACATCAGCATTACAAATTAAGCAAAAAAAAACCTAAATTAATAGGCTTTAGTTGCTGCATTTAGTTAGATTATAAGCTATTTAGATAGTTTTTTTACTTCTTTTTGTAGTGTTAAAGTAGTTTCATTTGCTTTATTAGCTGCAAATAGTTTGTCATTTTCTTGCTGCAATTCTCTTATTTGTTGGCCTTGTTGCTTAATTATTACGCTCAATTGCTTTATTACTTCTTTATCTTTCTTAGCTGCTGCAAATAGTTTGCCTATTGTATCATCATCAAGCTCTTTTCTTTCATTGCCTAAATCTATTCTAGTGATTAATAATTTAACTGTTTTATCGCTGCTTTCTAGCTGATAGGCTTGGTTGCTTATTGTTTCGTTAAGGTGTTGCCTGTGTTCATCCTTTAACAATATACGTCTGTTTACTATTGCAATTGTTTCTGTTAGTACATCAATTCTTTGTTGTTGTATGTTTGTTTCATTCATCATTTGATTATGTATTTAGTTTTATTAATATTTAGATTTTTGATAGTATTAAGATTTATCATCCTAAACCCTTTTTGCTTCATATCATACACACTTATTAATTGATAATCTGATGGCTTAAAAGGGGCTGCTTTGCCTGTTGGCGTGTACTTCTTGCCCATTCGTGCATTCATCACCCTAATTGATAAGTCTTTTTTAATAAAGGTTGCTGCAAATATCTTGCCTTTACTATCTTTTATTAATTGGTTTGCCTCTGTTTTGTTTATTGTTTCCATTTGTTTATTATTTTAAATTATTATTATTTTAGCATCCTGAAGTTAGCAAAGCAATAATACAAAGTATTAAATAAAAAGTATTGCTAAGCTCTACTGGTTTCAATTCGTTTGCCATAGTTATATAATTATATTATTACCTTCATCATCAAAACTAAAATAACTCTGATTATCTTCATAGTAATTTTTAAAGGTTTCTTTTACTTCTCTGCCTTGTCTATTATTAAAACCGTATTCAAACAGAAATAAGCCGTTTACTTTCTTATTTTCTATCATAAAGAAAAATATATCTAACGTTTTTACTTTGTATTTCTTAGCTGTTTGCCTGCTGGCGTGTACTAATTGACTGACGTCGTGCCGAATTGCTCCGTATCTTGATAAATAGTTTGTTGCCTGATGTACTGTTAAATTTTTCATAGTTTTATAATTTTTAGTTTTTAAAATGGTAACATATAATTGTTTTCTTGTTCTTCTGTTAATTGCTTAATTTCTTTATTTGTTAAGGCTGTAGCATCAAAAAGTATTTTTTTGTTCTCTTTTAATTGTTTTAATGTTTCAGTATTCATAAATAAATAAAATGATAATCTTTTGAACAAATTACTTCTTTGTGTTGTTATTCTTTTCATAATATTTTTTTTTAGTGAAAAATTAAACCTACTTTTTTGTTGATTGTTATTGCTTTTAAGTCATTTGATGATGCGTCTATATATCCAGCTGCTAAAAGTGTTGTCACGTCCTTAAAAATGCGTGCATGCCTATGCTTTTTTACATTAATCAAATCGTCTGTTTTGCTACCCTCTGAAAAGATAATTTTTAGATTTGTCGGTACTAGTAAACCCTCAGTAAAAAATTTTATGCTTTTTGTATATGCGTAAAAAATAACCTCTTTGTTGTATTCTGCAATTTGTATCCATTTTTGCAGGTATTTAGGACTGTAGAAGTCACCAGAATCATGTATGCGAACATGTGTTGGTTTCTTTTTTGCTATTTCTTCATTCATCAGGCTGTTAAAATTTGTTTGTTTGCTTATCTCATATTTTTTCTCCATCAATTCTTGTACTATTGGAAATCGTGTATAATTTCCTTTTTGAGCATAACAAAATTTTTGACAACCTGCAGCAAATGGGCACGTACTTTTACCGCTTTTAGTTTTAAAGGCTGGGATACTAAAATTTAATATCTTAGCTTTATTTTCTTTAGATGTTTTTTTCATCTTTGCGTTTTGTGTTAGTAAATTCATAATTTATAGTTTTATAGTTTTATTATTAGTTTTTAGTTGTGTTCTTTGCAGGTTGAACATATCCTTGTTTCCTGATTCAATTCATCGCCGCAGCAAGAAAAAAAGCATTCATTACATATTTCATCCTCTATTTCCTCAGGTGTTAAAATATCATTATCGCAAACATTACAGCGGTCCGCTTCTGGTTCTGTAAATTCTACTGGGTCAATTGTTGTATTATTTCGGTTCATAGTTTTATTTTTTAAAGTGAGAAAATTATTTTATCAAGATTTGCAAAAGTGTAACACATCAAAAAAAGTAATAAGTAAAATACCATAAAGGCTAAGAATGTAAAAATTAGATTTTCTATTATAGTATATTTTTTTCTAGTTGTTACTTTTGTAATTAGTTTTGGATATGTTTGTTTTTTTGTCATAGTTGTAATTTTTAAAGGTTAAAAAGTTTTTTAGCTTTTATTTTTATTATTGTTTTTTGCTTATTCTCTTTATTCCAAGAATTTATTTCTCTTTCGTTTATTTCAAAATTAGATTTTAAAGGTATAAAATCAAGTCTTTCATTATACCAAGACTTTAATTCATAACCACCTAAAAAGGCAATTACATCTAGTAAATTATTGCTTTCAAATATATCCCCGTCATAATCATTTCCTAATACGAAATATGTAACTACTTGATTATCAGTAGAAGAAACTTCATCGATTTGTGTAACTGATTGATTATCAGTGTTTTGTGTTTTTGTTGTCATAGTAGTATTTTTGTTAGTCATACACAAATATATAAGGGTTTTTTATATATGTGTAAAACAATGTGTAAAACTTTTATTTGCTTTTACTAGGTTAAAAAGTACAATTTTGCAAAGTTTTTTTAATTTATTGTTTTTTTAATACTCTTTTTTTGCCTCTTTTTTGGTGGTTGGTGGTGGTTTTATTGTTTTTTGTGGTTCTGGTGTTGGCTGGTGGTTGTTGTTTTGTGTTATTCCTTTTTAAGTAATAAGAACGGGCGTACGTTATAACAAAATTTTTGATATAACAATACAAAAAGCAAATTATTTTTAAAAATATATTTTTTTAAAGTTTTATCAATTTTATTTTTTTACCTCAACTATTTTGATATAGAAAAAAGTACTATGCACGCATAGGAATAATCAAGAAAATTTTTTAATTTTTTTTACCCACATACCTAGCAGTTTCAGCAGTTTCAACGAGAATTAAGAAAAGTTTTTTTTGTAAAAGTTTTTTAGAAAATTATTTATCCAGCAGTTTCACTTGGCAGTTTCACACTCTCTAAGTCGTAAACTAAACACATTAAGTACTTGAATGTATAATGCTCATTATGTAAAGCATATTCATCAATATTATGCTCAATAACACAATCAATAATAGGTATAGGGTTTATCTCTAAGTACTTGTTAAGTAGTTCTCTTGCTTTGTCTCTAGTCATAGTTATTATTTTATTTTCATATACCAATCTAAAGTGTCCATACATTCTTCTAATCCTTTAACAACAGCAGCAAAGTAGCCAACATCATTAAGGTCTTTAACCCATTCTTTTTGATGAGATGAAGCATAACCCTTCTTATCAGCTTTAATCTCTAAGAACAGCCCTGAGTACTCTTTATTAGGGTGTAGTATAGCCATATCAGGAAAGCCTTTAACGTAGCCTGTCTTTTTAGCCATTATAGCTTGTTTCATAGAAGTTCTTATACCACCCAATGATGCACAGTATCTAACTTTAGGGTAGGTAAACTGAATGTATGTGCAGAACGCTGCTTGTACTCTTGCCTCTTGTTTCATTACTTCTTATCAGTATAAGTTGTCCCTTTAAGTAACTGATACATTAAAGGTTGTGATACTTCATACTTCCTAGCCATAGCAGATATAGTTATCTTATCAGTAGCAGTATTAAACTCTAATCTAATAGCATCAGCTTCAGCAACAGTAAACTTTCTTCTTGAGTACCCTCCACCTCTCTTATCTTTCCTATCACTAACTTTTATCTTTCTTATTTTTGGCATAATTTTTATTTAATATTCATCATCAAACCTATCAACAGTTTCACCATACTGATTTTCAACATCTACTTTCACTATGGTAACATCTACTTTGTTGAGGTTCTTTTTATTCAAGTAACATATCCTATCTATCAACTCTTTATCCTTCTTAATCTCCTCTATATTAGAGGTTAGTGCAAATGTATCTAGTATACCAGCAGTAACTTTCCTGCTAACAGTATTCTTATTCTTTATCTCATAAGATATAAATACTCTAAAGATTGGTTTCTTCATTATTCTTTTAGTCTTTCTATTTCAAAGAGCAAATGATTTATACCCTTTTGAATATCCTCTATATGCTTATCTCTAATATCCATACCCTCCTCTGTTTTCTTTCCACAACGCAATAGGTAAGTAACACAAGTACCAACATTGTAAGATAAGTCAAAGTTATCTACTACCTTCCTAGCTTCATATCCATTCTTACCTATATAATAAGATGGTATTCTTTTATCTTCTTCAAACTCTTTATCAACCAATAAATGGTAGTGTTTTGCAATTAACTCATCCTTACTCATCATCATCTTAGGGTTAATACAACAATCTTTAGTATCTGTAGGTGTCCATCCATTCCTGCCCTGCTCATAGTAACGCTTATTATGACATTCTTCTTTACTTAGTAACATCTTAGGGTTTATTTTATTTGTCATTGCTTTGTATTTCATCTATTAAGTCCTTATCAGTTAGTGGTTCTAACTTCTCCATATTCCAAAGAAACTTCTCTTTAGTTCTGTTTTTAATTCTTGACTCTATTATGCTTATTAGTATAACTATAAAAAAGAATATAGAGGTTAAGATTCCGAGTAGTGTAAATATTATCATTTGCTTAGTAGTTTTAGTAATTGACTTGAAGTAAATATCCTGTCATCTCCTGAGTAGTCGTTGTATATGCACCGAAATTCATCCCCAGACCACGTCCATAGACTTTTTACATTGTTCTTTATATGTCCACGTAAGACATTCTTTATTGTTGAGTACGTTCGTTCTTCTTCTTTCATAATCTATACCCTTATTAGTGAGAGGGACTTTACTCTTTTGTTGTTTTATCTTTCATAAGTAAGTATTACTAATCTTATTAGAAGATAACAAATTGTAGAGAACCCTAAATATGCCATTCTACTTTGTTCTTCCCATTCAAATATATTAAAATTAAGTGATACAAATACCGCTAAAATATATGTTATTGTAAATGCTAATATTATATTTATTAGTTCTTTCATATCTATTGTTTTAAATTGTTATCGTATCATTTGAGTCGTTTATCGTATCAAATCGGCTCATTATTTTCCACTATAAACTACTTTTGTGTTATTATTGGATATTATTTTCCATTATAACTCTTTTGTTGTTTCCATTTAACGTATTGGGGGGTATCTGAAAACCCCCCTTTACTATTCAGGACTGAGAAATTTAATATTTTTGTAGGACTACTCCTATATTTATTATTAATTATTTTCCTGAATATTTTATTCTTTATTCATCTATACTTTGAGGAAATGTATCTTTATATGTATTACCTAAGTATTTATTTGATTCTTTAACTCTATGTGATGTTTCTCTTAGTCTTTTCCATCCAAACTGCATATAGTATGTTAAGTCAGTATTTATAACTTCTGGCACTTTCAACTTCACTCTACTTGTTTTTGTTTTCTTCATCTTATTGTAAGTAATCCATTATATGCTCGTAAACATAATCTCCATCTTCATTAAGCTCATCTAACTGCTCATCAGTCATTGGCACACCATCATAGTCTGCACTACATATATAAGCATCACAGAAGTCAGGGTAATCCTTAGTGTCTATTCCATCTATTTCAATATTATCAATTTTCTTGTAGTCCATTTGTTTATTGTTTAAGTTATTACTCAGCAAAGATAGTTAAATAATTCAATTTTATACTATTTAATCTCTAAAACTTTTACCCTTGATAACCACTACTTTACACTTCCTAAGTCTATCTAAAGTCCTTTCATCATATCTTTCCTTTAATGCTTTTGATGCTAAATTAGTAGTTATTAGTAAAGTCTTTGAACTATCTTCAGCATAAGATATAGCGTCTGCTACTGCATCTATCTTAGTACCATAGTCATTTTTAATACTCTCAGTACCTAAGTCATCAATGATAATGAAAGATGCGTTACTTTTTTCTATCTCTTTTAGTTCTTTAGCTGGTGTGCTAGTAAGCATCTTATTTGTTTTCGTTCTAAATATAGCAGGAATAACATAGTTAAGTATTGTAGACTTACCTAATCCACACTCACCCATTAACATTAAACCTCTACCTTTAGTATCTGATAACCAATCTATTATCTCATCATAAGAATCTAAATGCTCATATACATCAATCGTTCTGTCATAATGTTTAAATGCTTTAATAAACATTTCTCTCAATTCATCTGTAGTGCCTAGCTTATACCTATTGTACATCTTAGGTTGTAGGAAATTTTCTATCTTAAATGTATCTTCTATTGTTCTCATTGTTTTAGTTTTTAAAAAGAACCATCTCCATAGTCTTGACCTTTAGTATGTCTATGTGATGTAGTTCTATCGTTAGTATTAGTGTTATTATTTCTGCTTTTCTCCCAAGTTATTACACAAGCCTTCCACTTCTTCATTTTGTTTTTACCTATCAACCAATCTTTACTTTCATAAAAATTAAAAAATGTTTCAGCATCAACAGAATTTTTTCTTTCAGTACAATATTCTTTAATCTCAATTATTGTTGGTATTTTAAAACTCTCTGCTTTAGTATTACTATTCATAGTATTAATACTTGTAGTATTACTCTTTGAAGTTTTCTTATAGGGGGTTATCGCTTTTACTTCAACACCCCCCTTAAGTATGCTTATATGCCTATTGAGGATTTCTTTAGTACCTTCCTTATAGGTATAACGTACTTTAATGTAACCATATTTTACCAATTCACTTACCCAAACTGATATAGATGTTTTACTTTTACCATACAAGTCAGAAAAGTATTTGTTAGATGCAAAACATTCAGCGTTCATACCACATAGAGCAGTTATCTCAGCGTATAAGAGCTTAACATTAGCCTTTAGTCTATTGTCGTATCTAACCTCTGCTGAGAGTACCGCATAGTAGTTTGGTTGTTCTTTCATAGTTTTATAGTTTAGACTGCAAAGATATTAAAATATTTGACATAATTGTTAAATTGACTTAACAAAAAAATACCCACTATTAATTAGCAGGTATCTCCTTGTATGTAAGTTACTGATTGTTAGTGGATTAGAATGGCAAGTCATCTGAAGGAGTGTTTATTCCACCCATAGGGTCTTTTCTTGATGTTTCACTCATTAACTCTTTAGTATTCTTAGAGAAGAACCATCCATCAATATTGTGAAAGTACTTTCCATTGTACTCTCTTGATGATACATTACATTTAATCAACACTGAGTCGCCTACTGCTAACTTGTTTAAGTCGTTTATCTTCTCATCTCCAAACGCTTGTATAGCAATTTCAGGGTTATAATCTGCTCCTGTATCTATTACGATAACTTTCTTCTTCCATTCTTTACCTGCCTTGCTTGTTCCCTTCTCAGTAGGTGCTATTAGTTTTACTGTTCCTGTTACTTCCATAATTTATTTCGCCTGTAAATATTGACTAGGACTTTTGTCGGTTAGTTTCTCTTTGTTTAATTTATATAATCTAGTTAGTTCTTTTGTTATTTTTTCTAATTTTATTTCTAATCCTACTATCTGCTCATCTATCTCTATATCATTAACTCTGTCTGATACTCTCTTAAAGTTAGCGTTCTCTCTCTTTATGTTATTATAGAAGAACTCAAAAGTTCTAGTATGATGCAGTATAGATGAGTGATGTAAGTTAGTTATATGAGCTATTTCCATTATCGTTAATCCAAACATTGTTCTTAATGTGAAGATATATAATCTCTTTGCAAATATAATGTTTTTCTTTCTACTACCCAAGAATATTTCATCTTCATTTATATCATATATCTTTACCAATTCTTTGATAATTATTTGATGGTAGTACTCGCTAAATTTTAGTTTATCTTTATTCATTGTTATAGTTTTTTTAAGTCGTACACTATTGTATCAACTACATCTTGTACTGATAGTCCTATAAAGTCTGCTAATCTATGTGCGTGTATAAATCTAATGTCTGTTGGCTCTTTAATGAACTTAGCACTTGTAGCGTAGTTTACACCTATTATCTTACACAAGGTAAGGTTAGAGATACCATATATCCTTAGTAGTGCCTCAAATTCATTCCTTGACCTTCTTATTTTATCTAACGAATATTTTTTAGTCATTTCTATTTATGTATTTGTTAATTTTATCAACGCTTACTTTAAAACTTGTTTTATCAAAGTGATAGAAGTCTAGTAATTGTTTCTTATCTAATAGTTTCATTATATCATCTTCTGTAACAAAATCTAATACACTCTTATCATTCCAGATAATGTAAGTGTAAGACTTTAAGAAGTGTTTAAAAATCTCTATGTTTAAATACTCCATCTTTGTGCATTTTGAGCCATTGTTTTTGGGGGTCTTTTTCATATCTATTGTTGTATAGTTTAGTTATTATTTCTTCTGCTTCTACTTCTGATAAGTCATTTAACCTATTTAGAATGTCAGCTTTCATTGTTGTTGTTAGTGATGTGAAGTCAATGTTCCCTTCAATGGTCAGCCATTGTGAATATGTTAGTTCACTAGGCTTTCCATCAAAAAGTTCATCTATCTCGTGGTCAGTTAGAGGCATTAATTAGTCTGCTATTTCATCTTGCCCAAAAATACCCTGCTCATAGAAACCAGTAAGTTTAAGAACTACTCTACTCATTGCTCTTTTCTCAGCCATAGCAACAGGAAACTTCTTACCACCACCTGTTAAGTTATTACCACTCTTACCACTAGCGTTTAAATCTCCATTAGATGCTTCTCCAAAACTCATAATGTTTCTTACTGTACCATCCTTACCCTTCATAGTTCCTGCTGCTTTCAATACGCATATACCCTTCTCAATATCCATATTGATAACTTCATATCCAATAGTGATACCATTCCTTACAGCAATCTTGTCAATACCTTCTCTTTTTATTGTAGCAAAACCCCTAGAATCCTTATGTATATCTTCAGGTGTTAGTCCATTCTCTTTGTAAAGTCTGTTTAAAGCATCACTTCTTGTTTCAACCACTACTTCAGGTTGTTTTGTTAGTTTCTCCTGCATTGTTTTTTTTGTCATTTTATTATTTAATTGATTAGTATTAGTGTGATAATCTTCTGCAATCTCTTGCATTGTATTGTGTGTTTGGTCTTGCTCGTTCATTCGCATTTCCATAAATTCTTCTTTCATTCTTCCCATAGTTGTATAGTTTTAGTTATTAGACCACAAAGATATAAAATTGAAATGGATAAACAATACTTTTTTAGCAATTCTTTGAGAAAAGTTAAGTTACTAGAGTAAAATTGTATGTATATTGTGCTTTAGTTTAACATTCTTCTCTGCAAAAAGTCCATATAAGACTTATTACTTACCTTATACTGATGATTTGAACCTTTACAATAGAGGATTCTTTGAACAGTTCCTTGCTCTGTGAATATAGTTTTTAATAATTCAATATCAGTAGAGCCACTTACAGGACAAGCCCATTTTGGTAATCCTTTTTTAACTGCAATATTAGTAACACTACCAAAGTAAGGCTTTAAAGTCATATACAACTCCTCAGTTGTTACAATATCTCCCTTATTATAATCTACCATCTTACCTAAGTACTCTTTCTGCTCATCTTTATTACCATACTCTATCATATCCCACATATGTATTCCCTCGTGAGATTGCTTTAAAGTTAAACCAAAGTAATTAGCCATATAAGCCATAGAGAAACTAGGCAATCTAAAGTACCTCTTAGCCATTCTATAGATGTCAAAGGACTTCACATACCTATCAACCCTTAAACTGTGCTTAGCGGCTCTTGTATTAATCCATTTATTATCAAATGAGTTGTTATTCTGCCCTATAACCATTGATGCTTTGTTATATTCTTTAAGAAAAGATTTAAGCATTTCTTTATCACAATGGTTTTTATCCCAAGTTAAGAACTTAACATCATCTTCTCCTATCCACTTCCAAGCTACACTTATTATCTTAGGCTCTGTCTTTAATTGCTTATGATTGATGTATTGCTTACCAGTCCACCATACTGTTGCCTCTATCCTACTTGTTTCTATATCATACACCATTATCTTATCATCAACAATTTCAGATGAATTGATACTTAGGCTTAGTTCTTTAGCGTATCTTCTTATCGTTCTTTCGCTTACTGAAAGAAATTCAGCTAATTCTTCTTGTATTATCTGTCTTGACTTATTACTAGCGTACTGGTCTATAATTAACTGTCTGTTTTTCTTGCTTAACAAATTAACACTCATAGTTTTATTGTTTTAGTTATTAAGCAACAAACATACGAATAAAAAAGCGTATATAATACAAAAGTGAGATGTTTTTAAACACCCCACTCTTGAAAACTATAAACAATGAAACATAAACAGGCACAACCCTATCTAAATCCTAATGCAAAGATACTTATTTTTTACAACTATCATCACAATTCTTAGTATTTTTTTCAAATACAGAGAAACATAATGGAAGTACTCCTAATCCTGTCAATATTAGAGCATTAGTGTCAATGCCATTCTTCTCAATAGATAGACTAGCAGCTAAAACTATCACTCCACTAATGGTTCTCTTGCTACTCCACTTACCTTTTGTGTCGGTAAATAACTCTTTTACTGCTCTCAATAATTCTGTTATTGGTTTTACGCCACCCTTCATTAGCATAGATGCAATCCATTTCTGAAGCACTATTTCTTTTTTGGGTAGTTAGGAATAAGAGCATCAATAACTGTATCTAACCAGCCAAATATTCTGTTATCCTTATCTGAAGGTGTTAAGTTTGTAACAACCTTTGCTGCTGCCATTAGTCCAACTAACAACTCTAACCAATTTTCTGTAATAAAATTCATAATATATATATTTAAGTTAATATTCTAATTTGTTGGATAACCCCAAATTGTTGGACTTACCTTATCTTTATCTAAATCGGCGTGAATAAACTTATTTACAAAGTCTATACCAAACCTTTCAAATCCTGCTCCACCTAAGCCACTCATTATAAGTGCTAAGTTCTTTCCATCTGTAAATTTAATGTCTGCTGCTATTCCTTTAATATGAGATGATGTGGGGTTGCTTACTGATAAAGGATGCTTTTCACATCTATAACCACTATTAACCCTATAAGGTACTCCTGATATTCTCCTAGCACTATCTATTGCTAATAAAAACTCATCATCTATAAGGTTAGTATTACAACCACACTTACAGTTAAACTCACTTCTTTTAAAGTATTTTAATTTCATATTAAGCAGTAACCATTACAAACTCAACATCAATATCTTCAGTAGCGTGGCTAGATTGTCCTGATATTAATTGAACATCTGCAAGAGTAACTATAGTATCTGTTAATGTAGCATCATATCCTGAATCCATTAGCATTAAACTACTAGCAGGTGCTACCTCAAATGCAACATAATCTACTCCATTGTAAATTCTTAAGTATAATGTATTAGCAGTATCTAAGTTTGTAACTCTAAAGTATTTATAGTCTGTTTTAACTACTTGACCTTGACCATCAGCAGTTGATAACGCTAGTATGTTAGTCCAAGTCGTTCCCTCTCCATCCTTACCAGCAACACTCATAACTCTTTGAGATACTTGCCCATTACTAGTGTAAGTCTTATTCATTGTATTACCATAATCTACTCCATTAAGGGTGTAAGATTCAGTTATTGTTACTATTAGATTTGATGGTACTATTGTTGTTGCCATAATAATTTTATTTTATTTATTCTTCTATTAATTCTTCAGGTATATCTGTTCCTTCTGCGTTCTTTGCATACCCTAAAAAAGAGTGTTTACAATCTACAGGAAATATCTCGTTAATTCCAAAGTCATATTCTTCTGTAGTCATTAAGTCGTAAAATACTCCTGCATAGTAGATAGGTGGAGTAAGCTCGTTACCATCTTTATCGTAAGTTGCAGGAACTTCTACTATCTTTCCTATGTAGACTATTGCTTGAGTTCCATTTCTGTACACATCTTGAGTAACACCTTCTTCAGTTATTACTTCATAAGTACCTTTAGCAAGTAAGTCAGCATCTCCTTCTGCTTTGTTTGTATATGTAAGTTTGTATATGTTTTGAGTCATTATGTTGTTTTCTTTTTGTTAGGCTTCCTAAGATTCGCTTTATGTTCTTCAGAAAAAACTCTTCCTTTATTAGCTTTAGATATACTTTCTTTGTGCTTTTTTGAAAACTTAACACCTTTTCTCGTTTTAGACATCTTTAATCTTGATTCATCTGACATCTTTTTATCCTTCATTGGAGAAACTCTTCCTTTATTAGCATTACTTATATTATCTCTGTGTTCTTGAGTTACAACTCTTCCCATTAAACCTCTTGATATAGCTTCACAATGCTCTTTTGATAACTTAACACCTAGTTGTGATTCAGATATTTTTTTACGCGACTCATAAGAAAGGTTGGTAACCCCCTCTCCTCCATCAGTCATATTAACTAAGTTACCTGTTTTTAAATCTAATCTACCATATTCTTTTATTAAAAATATTTCAAGCTCACAGGCATCAGCCCAAGTCAAGTCTTTAGCTATTATCTCAACCTGTCTGCCATATTTTTTTTCTATTCTTTTCCAATACTCACTCCTTCCTGTTTTAGAAGTTGCTCTATTTTTATTATGACCTATTCCAATATAGAATATATCATTACTATCATTTCTTCTATGTCTGTAAACTATCGCCATTATGAGGTTAATGATGCTAATTGAGTGTCTGAGAGCGAAGTAGAGTATACTTGTAGTTGTTTTACTTTTCCGTAGAAAGGGAGTGAGCCTTCTCTGTCGAATGTTATCTGATTAATAACATTAGGAGAAACAACAGAGCCAATTAAATCCTCTCCAACCTTAACTCCGTTTAAATACATTTTAAATTCGTTTAACTTCCAAGTGACAGCAACTTTATTAAATTCAGTAATATCAGAAGCTGCAACAGAAATATCAACCACTCCAACAGACCCTACATTATAATTATATCTAATTTTATTACTTTGATTCCTAAAGGATAGTAAAACATAATTATTTGAAGTCCCATCAGATAGAGATATCATTCTATTTGTACTATCATTACTCAATGCAGCCATCTCAACAAACAATACCCCCTCCTCACTATTAATTAAACTTGAGATACCATCTCTTGAGAATTGGTCTTGATTACGAGTTACTCCTAATGCTGTACCGAAATTAGGAATGTAAGATGTTGCGTAAGATGAACCACCTCCTGAACCATCATCTTCTACTTGTAAACCCCATAGAGCAAAATCAAGGTTAGCATCTCCTCCCGCATAGTATTGAGTATTTCCCCCTCTTGTTCCAATTAAAACCGCACTTGAACTTGCACTTGTTCCTGAGATTTCAAATCTTTGCCAATCATTAGTCAATGTTACTATTTGTTTAGCAGATGACCAATAAACTAAAACTTCTTGATTTAAACCTGTTAAAGATTTAGCATAAAAAGATATTTCACGAGTAACACCCGTTGTCATAGATGAATTTAATGCTATCAGGCTATAATTAGCCGAGTCATTAGTATCAACAATAGACATCTGAATCCTTGATGCGTTTTGCACACCTTCAGGTGAATCTGTATAATTGTCAGTTATAGTATATGTACCTGCTCCGCCAATCAGTAAACTTAGACTACTAATAACTTCACTATAAGTAACCAAGTTTCTCCTCTGTGGTTCTGCTAATATATGAGGACAACCTCCTCCTGAGTAGTCTATTCTTGGTACGTTATCTCTTGTTACTTCTTTTACTGATACACTTGTAACAGTAGCAGTAGTTGCCGAAAGAGACCTAAGATATAAATTAGGACTTGTTAAACCACTTGTGTCAAAATATAAGTCTGTATCAAATGCACCTAAAACTGTTCCTCCACCTCCTCCGTCTCTGTATCTTAAACCTATATCTCCTGTGACTCCACTAACATTTATTTTATATAATTTATTAGTTGTTAAATTAAAAGAAACCCCTCCTCCACTACCTGATATCGTAAAAGAATTAGCAGTTATATCAGTTGCCCCAATATCTGACCAAGTTGTGAAGTCTAATGGAGTTGTTAAATTATCTCCTACAATCTCTGCGTAATTAACCAATCCATTCTCATCTACTCTTGTTGCTGCTGTTGCTCTTGTTACGTCCATATCAGCTGCTGTGTATTCTTTTACTGATACGTTGTCTATTACAAGCGTACCTGTAGAAGATAATGCTCTTAGTGCAAAAGTCGTTCCTGTACCTGATGAATAATCAGAAGTAAAATTAATTTTATAAGTACCCGCTAATGTTCCTATACTTATAGTTGAGGTATTAGGAGAGTTTGAAAAAGGGTAAAGAACTAATGGAGTCCCTGTTGTATTGCTTATAATTTCAATAGTTATCTGAAATCTTCTACCAAGTGTATATGCAGATGCTTTAGATTGATATGTATAGGCATTTGTAGTTACTCCACAATTAAGTACCATTTCATTACTTATTATTGTTCCTCCATCCCATAAACTCCAATCAGTACCTGTTGCAAAATCTCCATTATCTATAACATCAGCCCCCTCAGAAGGTACAGGAATAACTGCATACAATTCTCCTGCCTTATATCCGTTAGGAGTTACTACAATACTTACATCATCTAATAAACTCATTGTATATTATTTAATATTACTAATTGTGCATCTAAACAAGCCTTTGCCTCAAAGTTACCACCATCAGCAATAACTCTAGCCTTAAATGCTTCTACAAGTATCTGAGTAGGTGTAAACCCACCTTTATTACTTTTCGTTAATGATATGCCTAATGATAAATTCATTATTATTTAGTTGCATCTCCATCACTCTCTCTGTAACCCATACACACTCCTGAAGTCAATGTAATGTCAGTAGTTCTCATTAGCAATGTAGTTCCAGCAGGAAGTGTTAATCCTACTAAATTACTTGCCCCACTAAAGTTAGCAACTGTAATAGATGCTATTACTGACTCAACTGGAAAGAATAATGCATACCAATCTTTACCTGCTTGTGCTGCTGTTGTAAAGCAAACATTTGCCCCTCCCTTACCTAGCATTTCTAGTAATAGTGTGTTATCTGTATCAAATGTACTCATTTTTTTATTTTTTTAATTATTATACTTTAAATATTTTTATTATTGCTGCTATTGTTATACCATATATCACCCACATTGCCTTAACTAAAAGTTTCCTCATTGCTGTGTTTCTATTAACTCTAGCCGTAACACCTGTATCTGGATTTAATAACTTCTCAGTTAGTTTATCTAACTTCACATCTATGTTGTCCATCTTACCATTAAGTGCTGTTATGTCTTTCTTCATTGAGATTATTTCTTCTTTCACTGTCATTAGAATGTAGTTGTTTGAATAGTTAAATTCATATAAATTGTAGAACCTGCAACACCCTCTTTAACCATTGCAAATAGAATATCTCCTGCTGCTAATGCTGATGTAGTTATAGCAGTTTCATTAACTCTAATTAGTTTACTATTACTACTCAACCCTGTTGCTGTAATTTCATCTATAACAATAGGTACTAGAGCAGTTGTATCATCTGCCGTTGGTGTAGCCTTACATATAGCAATAGTAATATCATTCACCCCATTGCTTGTTATCCACCCACTAATACTAACAACATCAGCAATTTCAGGTATAATAACACTCTGACCCACTCTAAATAGATTTACAGGAGTTATAGAGCCTGAAGCAACAACAGTATTACCATAATTACCATCCATAAGGTATGGAGAGCTATTATCAGCAATATCAGAGCCATAGAAGTAGTTTAAAGCACCTGTAAGATAGCCTTGAATATTATAGCTAGTAACACCCATAAGAGCCTTATTCTGCCAAACTAAATTACCATCAGTATTAGTAGCGCCTGTACCAATACTCTTACTTAAAACAGTTTCATTAGTAGCATTTTCAAACCCTTTAGGATTATGCCTATTAATATCAGTTAAGTTCTTATGTTCGTTTGCAGCCATTTATTTATTTATTAACAGAAATCTCTCCAACTAGTGTAATTTCTAGTAGGTCTAGTGTATATACTATCATACATTATTATTCCGTGATTCTTATATGTACTCGTGTTACAAGGTGCATTAGCAGTGTATGTAGGGTAGTCAGCACTATTGTCAGAGTCTTTTAAGTACTCAATCATATCCTGCAAGTATATCTCTGCTTTTCTATATGTATCTTGCTTATAAGCGTTTAATTCTGAAGGGTCAATGATAGTAGCAAACTCATCTATATTATGAACGATACCCATACTACCACTATTACTCTGTATCTCATTGATAACCTCAAATCTTACAAACCAACATAGTACTCTAGTTAAGAAATCATCCATTAAAGTCTGATTAGCAGCAGTTAGTGTACCATCATTGTGTTGTGTCTTTATTTCCTCATAAAACTTCTTTCCAATAGCAGTCTTTAAATGTGCTAACTCAGAAAGTAATATTGTGTTGTCAGAGATTAAGTAAACATCAGTATTAGCATTAGTGAAACTATTACTTATAACCTCTGCTGCTGTTACTAATGGTATGTATTGATTTGTGTTAGCCATTTTATTCTTCAGTTGTATTAGGTTCAACATCAATTAACTCTGCGTTCCTGTCTTCTATAAGTATATCACCATCATCTAGCATTGGTAAGTCCTCATCTAACAATCTTCTCTGCTCATTAATAGTAAGTACTTTAGTAGGGTCTATCTGAGTAGCGAAACTAATTGGTGGCTCATAATGTATAAGCAACTCATTATTCAGTATACCCATTTCATCATATAAGATAGTCTTAATCCCATTCAACAACAAATCAGATGTATCTTTAATTACAGTAGTCATTGCTAAGTCATAAGCAATTCTAATCTCACTACCAGTATTATTCATCTTACCACTAGAAACTAACCCACTAAGAGATGGTTGCCATCTATGAGCAGTAACAATGTTTTGGTCTGTTATTCTCTGTAAGTCTAACCAACTACCATCTTGGTCATCTTTTATAATTGAAACATTAGCAGAAGCAGTATCTCCATTCTTAACGATAAACATAATCTTACCATTATTCCCATCTCCAACAAACTTCTTCTGTGCTTCATCTACCAACTTCTTTGCTTCTTCTTCTCCCATATCCCCACTAATCTCTACGATAGCAGATGGTTGAAAGCCATTCTTAAATTTTGTATGATTCCACTTACCAATCTCGTAATCAACTGCAATATGCTCTAGTGCTGCAACATAATCAGGTAATCCATAAAAAGAGAAAGTAGGCTCGTAATCTTTGTACTGCATAATAAACCTATTATTCTTAACTTCAGGATAGATAGGTATTACATTCAATTCATCTTTCATTGTATTGTACTTTGCCCAATCAGGGTGTACAAGTGCAGATTTCTTATTCTTAGCCATTCTAACAGTAGTTGCATCTATATGGTATAGATTAACACCTCCATCATAAATAACGCCCTCTAAGTAAGCGTTTCCAAATGTATAGTAATCGTCTGCTAGTTTGCTGAATACTTCTCTTAAAGATTCTCCATCTGCATTTACATTCTTGATGTAGTCTTTTAGATTTTCATTATCAGTAACAAACTTTGCACCACTCGTAAAGATAGTCTTTTGAGCAAGTACACTTCTATGTGTAGATGATTGTCTTTTAAGTTTTGCTAAGTATTGTGGAAATAAGTTATCAGTACCAAATGGTATGAACTTAGTCCTAATCTTAGAAATATCTTGTGGTTCTTCTATGTTCTGAGGTACTGCTAGGTTGAAAACACCAAATTCAAAAGTATTACTCTTTTGAGTCTGAAGATTTGTCGCTACCTTTGTTTGACTTCCTCTTACTTTCTTTTTTTGGCTCATCTTCAGTTTTTATAGTTGATAATTTTTCTACTAATTTAGTCAATCCTAAATCTTCATATAAATATGCTAATTCTTCTTGAGATGACTT